AAATTGGCCATCACCATGGCGTAGGTAAAACCAACCAAGATGATGAACATCAGCCAGTAGCCGCTAAAAATTCGTAAAATATGCTTCATTTTATTCCTTTACCACCTAAAGCCAACTTTTATTATACCATAGAAACAATCTGTTAATTACTTCGTAAATCGTAATTTTCCAGATTGTTAAAGTGAAAGGCTGGTGGCGGCAATCCTTGCTGTCCTTACCTTGATGATTTCATTGTAGCAAACCTAAAGCATTTTGTCAATACACTGGCTAAATATCCACAATCTCGCCTCCTATATAAGCTGTGCCAGCGTGTGCATTTGCTGCCAATTTATAGTTCTTGATTTCGTCCCAAATCTCACACATGTCGCCGTCCAAATTGTGCAAATACCGCTGCGTTACTTGTAGGCTCGAATGCCGCAATAATCTACGCACTACATCGACGTCAGCACCGCGCTTGCGCACGTCAGTGGCAAAGCTGTGGCGCAGTTCGTGTAACTGAAAGTTCTCCAGCCCTGCCTCACGAAATTGCCGCTGTATTTTCTTGCGGATACCGTCAACCGTTAGCGGCTCAAAGTAATTGTGCCTCGTCGTTTTGATCCACATGTAGTCGATTACGCCAGCTGCCCTGATCCATGCGTCTAGCCGCTCGCGGGTCGTGTCGGATATGTACACCCAGCCGTCTTTACGCCCCTTGCCTACTGTATAAATCGTGCGACCGTTCAAATCGCTCAGACGCAGGTTCGAAAACTCCTGCGCGCGCATTCCTGTGTCAAACAGTACGCGGATCATCACCTCGGTAAGTAGGTCATCGCATTCATTTAACACCATTGCAATCTGCTCAGATGTGTACCATTTTCGGCGGCATGGAGCGGGCTTTGGCTTCACTACCATCCGCGTTTTAATCTTCATCGGATAGTTCATATCTCGCAGCCACACTATCCACGCCACAATTGTAGCGACGCTGGTACGTATCGTTGTTGGGTTACATCTAGCACCAAAATATCCGAGGGCTTTTTTCTCAATCCACCAGTTCAACTTTTTATTCGTCAGCTGCGACATATTCTCGGTCTTTGTCTGAACAATAAATCTGCCCAGCACGCTGCGTTTTGTCGCCATGGTTGAGGGGGTTAATTGTTTCACATTCACGCACCACTTCAGGTAAACTCGCAGCTGATTCTCTGCTGGCGTTCGCTTTGTTTTCATCGTAAAACTCCTAAATATCTCAACGCGTCTATATAGATCGTTATAATCATTGGAATATTTATTCCAAGTCTATATAGACCGTTTTTGGTTAATTATTATAAAAAATCACCCATCATACCCTCCAAACTTCAAGCCAAGCTAGCTTTTTAGGCAAAGTTATTCGCCTAATTCGTGCCGGCTGGCGTTATTTGCTTTACAAATACTGTTATTGGTTATCTAATATATAGCAGTAGACATGCAAAAATCACGCCGCTAGATTTCTTCCGGGCGCTACCCTCCTTTTCTTTTCCAAGCCAAGCTAGCTTTTTAGGCAAATACCCATATCGCTATACATCTGCGATATCTTCGCTCTACCGCTATAGTTCATATCTCGTCTGGCTTTTTCCTCCATTTTCCGTTGTTTCTTCTCCTGCCGCTGCCGCGCCAGTTCGTTGATTGCTCTGGCGATTCGGCTGCGCATCCACAGTAGCGACTGCTCCAGATTTTTAAGCGACCAAACCGACGCGAGGTACCGCTCAGGGTCACGTTTAGTTTTTGCCACTTCAACTGATTCGTCGAACTCTTGTTTGTATTTCTTTTGTCGGTTACGAAACATTGGCAAATACGCGTCATCTTTGATTAGCTCTGACGCTTTGCCGAGGTGTTTACGCATCGTAGTAATTCGTTTATTGTCTACAACGAACATATTACCCTCACTTATTTTTGATATAAGTTTGAGGTCAAAAAGAGAAAACCCCAGCAAAAAACATTACTGTTTTACTGAGGTCTCCCTTGCTCGATTGTTGTTCCCTTTTAATATAGCAAATTGCGGCCGTCTAGTCAATCAAAAACCACCTCGAAAGCTCGGAGGCGGTTCAACTGTTCGGTATTTCCGAACAGCTCAGTTTGTAAGCAATTCTTACTGCCTGAACTATAAAGTAATCATTTATAGTTGAGTGCTATTTTCCTAAGCACCTGGCAAAGTCGCTGGCCACGCGTCATCGGTGGTGTAGCGTGCGTAAGCAGTTCTCCAGTTCCCAACAGTAGATTGCCATCTGATTCTAGTTCCGTCGATTGCAACACCGCCTGTCCTTGAGGTGCCAGGACCTGTGGATGTTCCGGTAACGAAGACGTTTTGAGCTGGGCGAAAACCTAGCGGCAGGCTATTAGTATATACCATCTCGGTAGCGTTTATTACGTTCGTGTAACCGATAGCTACTTCGACTACGTCGTTGACCCGTCGTATCTTACAATCTGTTTTATCGATATTAGCCGGCAGCGGGTTAGGTGTAATGTTTCGCCAACCAGTATCTCCATAGTCTACTGCCCAGCCGTTGACTGAATTTCCGCCAGTCTTTTTAATCCAACGAATAGCACCGTTAGTAGCGTCTCTATCTATATAAGTTGAGCCAACTGGTGCTAGAACTTTGCCGTTTGGCATACCGTTGCCCGCTATCATCGCGACGTCGCTTGCGCCAAAAGTCAATCTAGAGTTTTCAAGTCTTAATTCGTTACCTAATAAAGTTACACAGGTAGTCATTGTGCCGTTTAGAATTGTTTTTACGATAACGCTAGCAGACTCTTTGCCGTCTGTCCTACCAAACAGTACAGTCTGTAATTGTCCATATCTAACTTCTTTGTTTGCGGCGTTCTGCCCAGCAAATAAAATAGAGTTCTGTATTCCTCCAGCGTTTCTGGCGGCCATGATGAAGTTTTGCCAAGTGCTTGCGGCGGAAGCTAAGGTCAGAGAATCTGCTGTACCAACTATGGTTAAATTACCGTTCATGGTATCACCAGATTTACTCACATATCTTGTAAGGTCTGGCTTGTTATCTAATTGATTGTAGTCGGTAGTGCCAGGCTTGCCGTCTTTTCCGGGCGCTCCTGGCGTTCCCGGATCGCCCTTAGCTCCTTTGAGTTCGGCTTTCTGTTGCTCGGTCAAATCCTCGTATCGTAGTGATTTGCCATCTTTGCCTGGTGCGCCAGGATTACCTGGCTCGCCTTTCGGACCTTTCAATTCCGCCTTTTGAGTTGGCGTCAAGTCTTCATATCTTAGCGGTTTGCCTGGTTCGCCTTGAATACCCTGAGGACCTGGTGGACCAGTAATCACCTCGCCAATTTTAATCACTTGAACTGTGCCATCGGCTGTAATCGTAACGTTAGCCATTTCCCCTCCTCACATCAGAATAAACTATCACTTTAAGCGGTTTAGTTTCTGGAAATGTCTTAATCTGACCATCTGCATATCTAAATTCAAACTCGCCTTGTAATGTTATCCTAGCGTCCCCATTAAATTTTATGCCGTTAGTGTCGCTTGGCTGAAATTTCAGAGCATAAGTAATTTCGTTGTTTTCGCGGCTAGTGATATTGCTGTCGCCAAATTCACGTGCTATTAAAGCTTTGGCGTCGGCTGTATCATCGTCCATCTCCTCTTTTGCCATGAAAAACACTTTAAGACCAGCTTTATAAAACGTCTCTGGAATGACTAGGGTGTGCGTAACTGTATCGCCTCGCTTGAACTCCATGATTACTCCTTCGCTTTCGGCGGCGTCTTACCGCGTGGCGCGTTTAATAGTGCGCCCGTTTTCGGATCATGCCAGCGGCTCAAGCCTGGGACGCTGTGTGCGTCAACCAGGCATTGCAGGCAGTCATTGTATGTCGAGCCTGGCGTCATCTGCGGCGTGGATTTGCCAACATGTAGCGTTACACAGCCGCAAGCCTTGCACTCTCGAAAGTATAAGCTTGATTTGGTGATGGTTATTTTCTGTATGTTCATGGGTTGATCCTTTGTCCTGGATAAATCAATCCGCGATTAGCAATCCCATTTCGCTCAGCCAGCCGCTGCGTATAGCCAGAATTACCGAACAGACCGCCTGTACCGTTATACCAGCCGTTCCGCAAAGCAATATGTCCGAGCGTATCACCACGACGCACGACGTAACCACCAGTACTTCGCTGAACGTAACCTGTCGAAGCCGGCGCGCTAACTCGTGGTGCTTGCGCTGCTACGCGTGAGTTGACGGCCGCCTGTACTTCGGCCGGATTGTAGCCAGCGGCTTGTAGCCGTGCTATGCGGTCATTGCCGCTACCGTACACACCCTTTAATACATCTGCAACCATTTGGTCATTCACTGCTTTTGAACTAGCTGCTGGAGCTACTGGCGCGCTAGCAGTGCCATTCCAGATATTCGGGCGGTAGTAGCCGATGATTGAGTTGCGATAGCCGCCAAGATCCATCAAATTAAACGCGTTACCGACATAGATATTGCCTGAGCCTTGATTCTGTCCAAAGAACTTGCCCTGATAGTACATAGCGACATGTCCGTACGTTCCGCCACCGAAAATTGCCCAGTCGCCATCTTTCATACCAGCTTGCCCGCCGTGCCAGGTAAAGCCGAGTGCTTGGATTTCGCCGACTTGATTTGCGTAGCCACTCGCTCCACCAGTCCTAGTTGCCACCACACGCCCTGAGAGGCTGAACATAAACTGCTTGAAACCTGCCACGCACTGTAAACCGTAGCCCTCATTGAAACCTCTGCCGTTCATGGCGTTTACGAATGCAGCAGGACTAGATAGGTCAGTCTTGTAATAAACGCCAGAACCCATCTGAGCGAGTTCTTTATCTGGTGCTTCACAACCCGAGCCGGAATCCTGCGGCACGTCTAGACCCATAACGCCAGCAATTGCTGTCTCGCGTTTCTTGGCTAGTTCGCATAAAGCTTTCTCAGTTGCTTTAGAATACTTGGCTTTTGAACCGTCTAATGTGATGCTGCCGTCCTCAGCTTGTTTACCAACGATGACAAACACCGCTGACAACATCACAACCGCCGCAACCAAAATCACGGCGAGGCGGTTGGCGAGAAAATTCTTAAACTTTAATGCTATTCTCTTCATTACTACTTCTCCTCAGTGCCGTACACGCCGCGAGCTTCACGCTCAGCTTTGCGATTAGCTAGCCACATGATAGCTTCCTCAATTTTTGTGAGAGCTACACTGTTTTCGCGGCAAGGCAGTTCTCGGTTGTAGCCCGCTAGTTTTGCGTAAGCTACAATAAGCAAGTCCTCGATGAATACACCGTTGCGTTCTGTAGTAGCTGTACCGCCAGTTTGAAATTTGATTTTCAGTACCTCTTTGCCGCCGATATTAAGAGAAACTTCATCGCCTGGCGTACCGCGATTCAGTTCGTTGTGCAATTCTTCTAGTGCGTTATATTTGGTAGTTTCCATTATTTTGACTCCTTTCTGTCTTGATTATTTTTCTGGCTAGTAACACCTAAGAAATAGACGCTCACGCCACCGGATACTAACAGGGCGGTTGCTGATAGCTGCTTGGCAACCGCCGCAAACCCCCAGATATCACCTAGTCCTTGCACAATAAATGCGCCGAACGACAGCAAACCAACCGCTATTGACAGCTGTCTTGTAGTTTTCTTTTCTAGTTTCACCTTAAACCTCCTTGGTTATTATTATTGCTTCGAAAAATCAGGTAGAGAATGAGCGAGATTGTAATGAGGGATATTGATAGAGTGATCATCGTTTCGCCTCCAGGTGTTGTATATCCTCTTTCAGCGTCGTCACCGTTTGGCTTTGCTTAACCATCACGCCTGTCAGGTACACGGCGAACGCCACCAGTGCTACAGCAAATATCTTTGCCAAGCCGCTCGTGATAAGCCGCCAAAAGTTCAGCAGGCTTTCTACGTCGCTGCGCGGCAGGTATTTCTGCTCCATCTCGTCCGTAAGCTCTTTTCTATGCTGTCCAAGCTCAGCTCGCGAAATATTACCACTCAATATATTCTCTATTCGCTCAAGCGCTGCTGTATGTCTATCAACGCCATCCTTGATGTACTCGACCTTGGCTTGCAATGCGCCGAATTCTTTTGCTGATACGTCTGTGTTGCTCATAATTTTTCCATTAAAAAAGCGACCACATTTTGTGATCGCAATTCCTTATGTCTGTATTATATCACAGGCTTCGCTAAAATCCGAACAGGCGTGCGAGGTAAAGCGCCTATATGTAACCTCGCGCGCTTGCTCGCATTTCTGCCTATATTTTAACACAAACGTTTACACTTTTGTATAAAGAATAGTCACATATCCATTACCGAATTGCGACCAGTTTCTGGAAACTCCGATATTTACATTTGCTTTATCGACGGTTAGCTAAATCCCGTTTACCGATTCGTGAATAAACGGCAGTGATATTGTTGTATTGCCAGATTCTACGGCGGTTCCATAAAAACCTACAATTCTATCAATACCAGCAGTATTATGAGCAACAGATTTATTGCCGCCAGCGGGTAGCTGCCCTATTGATACTGTTTTTTGATATATTATCTTATTGTCGACCCATTTTCTTCCAGTGTCTGTCTCTTCCGCTGAATAATCGCAGCGCGCTTCAGGCGACAAATTTTGCGGTAAAATCACGCCATCGGATATTATATCTGAATCGTTGATTCTACCAGCTCTTAATGTTATCATCTTGCGCAGGTCAGTAATATCGTCTTCAATTACAGACGTCGCTCCAGCACGCTTTCGCACCCTTGCCAAAACAATAAACGGATTTGCTGCGCCAATTGCCGCCTGAATCGCTGACGTTGTTGGATCGGATGGTGTAGCGGCTGCTGCACCAGAAACTACTTTCAACTTAAATACATCGTTAGTATTGTCCGTGACAGCTGTACTACCAGCAATATCACGATCCACGTAGGCAACTATTAGCGCATTCATTGGATTTGATGGCGATGCCGCACCTATACTAACCGATTCAGTGCCTATAATGTTGATGTCGTATGATGGGTCTTTTCCAACGGAAGCGGTCCCGGACTTAACAGTAACATTCATCCCGCTGCCAGCCACCGCTTCCATGCCATTTGCCACTTCGCCGTCCAGTGCGTCACGTATAAATTGTGTTAGCGCTGCCGGGCTATGCATCCCGCCGCCGTAGTTGAAAACTCGTCTTGTCATATTTCAAATCCTTTCCGCGCGCCGCCGGAAAAGCTAAAGAAAAATTGCCACCAAGCGGTCGCAATTTATTACCTACATTATATCACAGTCAGAGTTCCCTTGCCTGTTGCTGAAACAAAGAACTTCACCCGCACTGCCTGGTCACCGTAGTACTTCACTCTCACGCGCCATTGCTGTGATTTTATATCTGTCACGCGCCGACGTATGAACGTTATTTGCGGTTTAGTATTAGACATTCCAACTAATTCATTCTTCGTGTGTAAATCCAACCCCGCAGCTTTATTGTTTGGGCGAAAAATTACCGTAAACTCTTTCTGGCGCATTAATTCAGGAGATAACGGCAATACTTCATTACAATCCCACTCGTTCTCTGTTTTCACTAGAAATGTTTTAACAGCATCCGCTCCGACAATCTGCAGCTCTTTTTTCTCGCGCTGCCGGCGCTCCAATTTTTTCAGTTCACGCAACAAGCTTGGCTGCGAATCAACTCGATTTATTGCCACGGCGTCCACTCCTCAAAATCAATTGAACAATCATCATTTGCAATTACTTGAAACTTGAGCTGTATTGGCTGTGTTTTTGGTCCAAAAATTGGTATAAACCACTTTTTCATGCTGGATTGGTTTGGTGGCAGCGGAATATCAATCATTTCTTCAAGTGCCCAGTCTGCACTAGCTTCAATTGCCAAACTTGCCACCAAATTACCAGAATTCGAAGCTCTAGCGGTAACGATACAAACATTCCACCCGTCATTACTTAACGCCTGCCCCTGTCTGTGTGGCGTGATTGACATATCCCAGCGACTATTTGTTTCAGACAGCTTCATCACGATTTGCTCTGAGCCAATAAACTGCGGTGTCTTCTCATCATTCAACTCCCGCTCCAATGCTTTTATCTCTGCGATGTAATCGTTCATGTTTAATCTGCTTTTAGTCATATAATTTTACCTTCACTGATGTTTTACCCCTATCAGTACTGCGCAAACGGAAGCGCACGCGCAACTTTACGTCGTCACTACTCGTTGTTGCATAATATGATCTTGTCAGATATGTTGACAGGATCTTTTTGGCGGAATAATCAGTCTGATCCAACAGGTATTGCACTGAATATATCGAATTACTGCTGCCATCATTAGGCAACCCAAACCCCAGTCCAGACGATGGCGAGTATCTTGGTTGCCAATCTTGACCGCCAAGAGACAATACCAAATATGGGTAAACCACTGGCGAATCCTGATACTTCGGCGTATATATCGTCGTAACTTCCAGCATCTTAGGGGTCTGCAAACTGCCAGTCCCTGGCAACTCCGCCATCCGCGTTCGCGTCACCTGCTCCACGCCATTGACAACCTGCACAAAGTCAAACTCGTCCCATAAATTATCTTCAGGAACTTGATAGGTCTGGACGCCCGACTTCACGCTAGTCAGCTGCGGCGTCAGCTTCATCTCAGCCTGCTGCGCGCGTAATCGTGCTAGTAATCCAATGGCGGTTTGCTCTTCCAGCTCAGTTAGTCTACTCATTTTCTTCCTGCTGCGCGATAATATCATCCACGCTTAAATTATCGAAGGTCAGAGTTACCTCTTCGGCATCGTTTTCATCAACGTTGACTTCAATTTTTTCAATACGGTAAAATCCACGGATGTGCTCAAACATAATATAACCATTCATCTCAATATATATTGTGTCGCCGAGACCTACGTCATTCAAATCAAGCACGCCATCAGATAGTGTAAAGCTCGGCAGCTCGCGCACATCTTTCAGCAGTTCCAGTACGCCATTTGTATTCTCTTGCAAAGTCGTCTCACGAACGACCGAGCTAAACGTTACAATTTTCTCACGACGATACAGCGCCTTGCGTGAATACGGATCGGTAGCGTATGTACTCGGTGCATCGTCGCCGTTACCGCTACCAATACCAATCACATAATTAGCCAGGCTATCTACACTTCGCTCAAATCCAAAGCTAGCTACATTGCCTGGGTAGCTCAATCGAATATCTGGGCGATAGTTACCCATGGCGTCAAATGTGTTGAATTTTTTGTCGGGTGTGAACTGAAAGTCTGGGCCATCAATGACATTGCTTAACCGCACCAAAAAGTCCTTCACGTTAGCACGTTTCTGATGGCGCTGACGCGGATTTTTGCCGAGTGATGTAAACCTACCGCGCCGAATGCCGAAATCTCCGTCCTGCTTTCCCTGGTACTGATTTATTACGCCCCAAGCGATGTCGCCTTGCCTAGTTTTGCCATAATCAGCATCCACATAAGCGTCCTTGAAATAGTTGAGGTAGCCAGTAAAGCTCAGCTCAATATCAACTGATGGGTCATTCGGCGAAAATGCCGCTTTAATCAGGTGCGCGCCGACTCTATCCTTGCTGTCGCGCACAACTCTAATGTCTGTCGTGCCTGCGTCCATAAAGTCATACGGCCGCATGCCAGTTTTTTTGACGTATTCCTCGTATCGCGCCAGATCCATCCGAAAACTAACCGTCTCGGCGGCGTTGCGCTGCTCAGTCCATTTTAGCTCCTGTGCCAAATGGCGAATGTCGCCGAGGCATTTTCCATTCTTGCTGTAAACTTCGATCTTATATTCTGCCATGGCTCAAATCCCTATGTATCCACTTCTAAATCGCAGCTCTGCTTCTGTCTGCTCGCCTTGCTCGTCAGTTTGCAGCTCGATCATGTTGTCGCCGGGCGCTAGTCCCCAGAAGCTCGAGCCGGCAGCCTGCGAATCATACACATTCATTCCATCCAGCAAAATCGTCTTGTTCTTCATATCAATTTCCAATTTACCGCCCGCTCCAACCATCAAGATAAGCTCCATCGTTTGATTTGTCGTACGATTTATTAGCTTTGGATTAGTAGCTTTGGTGTGGATGATTATATTTGGTAGTATTGTCTCGTTCCCAGAATTATTGATTGTTGCTGGCTGCTCATCTGGACTGATGTACAGCGGTAGCGTGAATGGTATCGTGAACCCGCCCTGGCGCGTCTTGCGAATAGTTGCCAGCAATTCACCATCGCTGTTGTCGTATAATAATGGATCGTCTGCTTTCAGGTTGATTTTCCACTTCACCAGATTTAGTAACTTTTCAATCGGCATCTCCACACCAATTAGCACTACTTCTGTCGAGTAAACTTGTCCGCCAGGCGTAATCACGCGAAGTGTTCCCTTATCTTTCACCAGCTTTGCTAAAATCGTGGCAAACTCACGCCGCCGCTCCTCAGTTTCACGTACCGTCCTGCCGAAAATCCGCCCGCTAAACGAAATAAATCGCGCCTCATACAGCTGTTTTGTTGTCCAGCCGCCATTTCGTCCTAAGTTAGTCCCCTGCGACGTACGAATTGCAGGCAACCCCGCCAAGCCCTCAATCGGCTCATCCAGGTGCATGCCGATGAGCTGATCGTTTATCTGAAAATCGTTCAAAAATACTTGCCACATACTTACCTCCTACGCCTGACTTAATAAATATCCCAAATCGCTTGCCACCATCTGCGCATCGACCTTGTCGCGTACATTGTAGGTATTATTTACGGTAATGTGTTTTGTCATGCCGCCACTCTCATTTTCCGTCCGCCTATTAATTTGCGCTACCAAGCTTGCCATTTTGCTTTCTGGCACGACCCATTCATTTTGCCCGCCGTCGCCAGCGTAGATAATCGAGCCGCCGTTAGTTGGTGGCACGATACCACCGGTTGCCAACATCGGTATTTTTGGAAAATTAGGATGTTTACCTCCGAGACCTGGAACCCAGTCTGGAACCTTAAATCCATTTAACACGCCAATTACGCCATTTATAGCGCCGATAATTCCATTGATTGGAGCCTTGACGAATCCGCCAATTGTACCCATAACATTACCAATTGCCCTAGCTGCACTACTAACGCCGCTGACAATCCCATTCCATAATCCGCCAAAAAATCTCGCTACTGGCTGTATGACATTTGAATTAATCCAATTTGCAATCGGCGCTATAACACCCATTACTCCATTTACAAATCCTCTTGTGACATTTACAACACTATCCCATAGCCCCTTAAAGAAAGTAGCGATTGGCTGGATGATATTAATATCCATCCAGGTCACTACTGGCAGCACTATGCTAGTAATCGTATCAATAATAGCTGTAACAATGCCGACAATAATATCGGCCGCCCCCTGAATAACTCCGCCAATTGCGGCTGCCACTTCTGACACAAAATTGACGATTCCTTGGATAATTCCACCAATAGTACCGATTGCCCCCGAAATGAAATCTATAATTCCTTGGATAATTGGACCAATAGCACCTATGATCGCCCCGAAAACCGTTACAAAAACATCAATGATTCCGCGTATAATATTGAAAATTGTTTCCATAACAGTCGCTACGATTGCAACAATCAAAATGAACGTACTAGATATGATTTGCCAGATAGTCTGGAATATCGGTGCTACGAGTGTAACTATCGGCGTAAAAAATCTAACAACACTAGCAACTGCGCCGCCGATAATCTCAGCAACCTTGCCGATAGCACCGCCAATAACACCGACAATATCGCCGATAGTGCCAACAATCTGTCCAACGACCTGACCGGCAGTGGCTAATGCGCCGCCGACTACCTCACTTATCTTTCCTGCAACCCCGCTGATGGCTCCGACAACTTCGCCAACGGTTTTTGCGACCTGGCCAAATATCTTACGCCCCTCTTCCGTCTGGGTAAAGAACCACGCTAGTGCCCCGACCACCAACCCAATGACCGTGACAATTTTCATCAACGGACTAGCATTCATAGCTAGAATGAACAATTTTTGCGCAGTAGTAGCTACAGTAACCGCACCCTTCCATAGATTAATTGCTACAGTATAAGCTTTGGTAGCTATAGTAGACATTTTGACCGCTGTGTCGTAAGCGATAACAGCTCCAGCCAGCACTCCTGCGGCAATTGCAATACCAGTAAATACCTCTTTGTTTTCTTTGACGAACTTGATCATATCAGCAACGCCCGTCAGAACGTTCTCTAATGTTTTACCAAATCCTCCCGCTGCACCAGACATATCCCCACTGCCAAAAGCCTCAATGATCTTGGCAACTCCGCGCACCACCGCAGTTTTCGAGTTTTCCATCGCCGTCTGAATACCACCCGTACTGTTCCGCGCCTGCTTCTCAAAGCTCTGAAAGCCATTAGCACCCTCTTTGTTCATCTTGGTTATGGTCGCCATGAAATCGTCCATTGAGATGATTCCGGTGCGCATTGCTGTGCCTAGTGCTGTCGTCATGTCGCCAGTACCGTTTTTAACCGCGGTTAGCTGCTCGAGTAGTTCCTTGCCTGTCGATGACATTGGATTTTTCTTAGCGTATTCCTGAGCTTTTTTGAGGTAAACATCCAGCGCTGAACCATTCTGGAAGAACGCCTGCGCGATCTGCTTCAGCTGTGCCGGCATGGCGCTCTGCAGCGCGCGCCACTCCATCATATCGGGCTTGCCTTTAGCATATGCCTGTGAAATCTGCTCAATCGCCGTAGCCTGAATATCCATTGGTGCGCCGCCAGCTAGGATGGCATTGTTGAGCGCCAAAAACATCTCGGTTGATTTACCGACATCACCATTTTTCGACGTCAAGCGCTGTACTGAAGCGGCCGCACTATCTAGCGATGTTGGTAGCCCCTTCAGGGACTCTGACATTTTTGTGATTGCCTTTTTTGACGCATCGGCAGATATGCCGAGGTTGCTCATCACCTTAGGAAAGTTATTCAAAATGTCCACGCGGCGGATAGCATCGTCAACGGAATTGCTGATCATATCGAAGGATTTATGAATGCCAGCAGAAATCAAATTACCAGCCGCGACCGAAACTGCACCGCTCAAGCCGCTGAACGCATTTTTAGATTTGTTGCCAGAACTGCTAGATTTATTAGCAAAACCATCAACAGCCGCGCCAGCCTTATTCAGAGCCGCAATCAGCTGTGAACTGTTGCCCTTAATCGTTAGGGTGAGCTCATTACTAGCCATAACTAACCACGCCCTTTCGATAATTTATCGTAGGACTCAGCCTCCAATTTGTCTTCAACAACCCGCTTCGCCATGATCGCCTCTATAATCCACTCGGGCGTATCCAAATACTCGTCATAAGTCCAGCCATAATCCTTGAGTATTCCTACGATAACTATCGGCTCTGGAGCTACAGACTTTATTCGATACGCTCGCTCATAATCCTGCGCAAGCGCTATTCTCCTTTTGGGGAATCTGATATTCCGTTGATAGTCTCTGAGACTACATCAAAGACTGCCTTAAAGTCTTCCCCATTAGTTGAATTCAAAAAAGATTCGACAGCGTCTTTACCAGTTTTCCCATTGTACTCCATGAGAAGCACCCGAACGCCAGCCAAGATGATATTCTCATTGTTGCCTGCACCAGAAATGCGAATTCTGTCCCTATTAGTTAAGGTCGTTCTAATAACAGCTTCGCCTTCGCCAGGCAGTTTAATGTTCTTCGTTGGAAACATTGTGTCGCTCCTTTACTCATTAAAGCGACCACTCTTGTGGCAAAAGAAAAGTTGCGACCAAAGTGATCGCAACTTATTACTTGTATTATACCATATCCTGGTGATATATTCGTAACATGAGTAGAGAAGTTGAAGTTCACAAAAAATACCTTGAAGCTAAAAACGAGGCTCGTAAAATCCAAGATAAATCAGAGCGCAAGGCTACGATAAAGCGGCTTAAAGAGCAATATAAAATGGATAAACCTGTCGAGATATATGGAGAATATTTTGGCAGCCACAAAGCGATACAGCGCCACATAAAAACATTAACTCTAGTCGCATATAGCGACGGTATAGATTTATACTCTGGCGGCACATTTAATAGACGTAAAGAGCTACTGACAACTATACCGTGGTCTTCGGTGTTGGATTTTTCTTTCAATGAAGAATCTCACACCGAGAACTCAAGTAGAATTACCGCCACCCGTATGGTTGCACTTGGTGTATTTTCATTGGCCGCAAAAAAGAAAAGCGCCGAATCAGACCTTAAATTGACGTCAACTCTAAAAACAAAAACTGGTGATATTATTGTAGAATACAAGTCACACATAGATAACGCCAAGTCAACAACAGGTACTATGATAAAATCAGCAGACGATAGTCTTGTAAGATCTAACAGTAAATTTAGGATATCGGTATTAAATCACACTGGAAATGATAATTCTAATCAGCCAATTGTAATATAATACAAAAGCCCGCAACCTGCGGGCTTTTCTGTTCACCAAATTACTACTAATAAGTGTATTTATTCACCAACTTCGCAGTAATAGACTTGCCAAAATCAGCCGTGTTGAGTAACATGACTGCATCGATCTTCTCGGTGGCAATGTCGCTGACGCCATAACTCGGCTCGTAGCCACTAAATGCTGCGACAGCGATGTCGAATGTCAAGCTGGTGTTGGTTTTTGTGCCAGCCTTGTTTTTGTCATCGACAAACGATAGCCGCAATGCCTTGCGCTCGTCATTATAGCTCATCGCGCGGTAGGTTTTGTCGCGGTATAGCTTCTCGATGGACACCGATACTTCAAACTCACCGTTCAAAATCTCGCCGTAGGTGTCTTTGGAGTCCATAGTCTGCTGCGGCTGCAAGTTTTTAGTGATCGTTAGCGTCAGGCTCTTAATGTCTTTTGCCTCAGGCGCCGCATCAAGCCCTGCAAGATCATCCGCAATCTTAAACATCGCGTGCTTCGGTAGGAATTCAGTGTCATCGATAGTGTATGTCACATTACTGCTACTAGTTTCTTTGCTTTTGTGCGACTTAAATGCCACCTCCACCTTTGGAAAGTCGTCGGGTGTCCATGTAAACGTTACAGAATCTGCCATAGCGTAGGCGAATTGCGCCGATAGGTTTGGCTCTTTGATCGTCATAGTTGCTGAGATATGGTTGTTGTCGTCCCTCAGTGTAAACAGATGTTCTTTGGCGTTGGTGTCGCCCTGTACACCAGTGGTGGTTGGTTTCTGTCCAAATGCTAGCGCTAGCCAGTAGTACAGCCCCTTGACCCACAACTTTGTCGAGATTGAGCCGTCGCCCTCGACCAGGACATCGGTCTTACCGTTGTTTTTGATGATCGTGCCGAGCGCCGACTCGTTCATCTTACTAGTTGGTGAATCCTTAAAGCTAATATCGAGATGTGGCGCACCGTACGTTGGCGCGACCGCCTTGCCTTTGTCGTTCGGATCTTCCAGCCCGATACCGACGGCAACTTTTCGTCCTGAAAATGTTGGCATTTCTTGCTCCTTTTATTATTACCTAGGTAACAAAAAAGCGCCTCCTATAAAGAGGCAAAAAGAAAATTGCGACCTTCGGAGACCGCAATTTGTTACTCTAATTATACCACAATCACGATAATAAGTCTGGGCGGAATTGCGCATGTTTAACCTTGAACCGTACAATAGCCTCGGCGGTGAACAGCCCCTTATCGCGTGGCGTGGCGTCAAACTCCACCGTCGTCTCCTCACCGGCATCAATCCACACACGCTCACCTGGGTCTTGATTAGCTCTCAGCGCGCCGATAATACTGCCCTTTCGTAGTGTCATATCATCGTGCCGTGCCGCCACTAATTCCACCAGCTCAAGATGACTGCGCGCATCTGTCCCTTGATTGAAGTCCTTGGTCATATCCACGACTACACACAACACGATCGCCATATTACTCTCAACTTCGCCGCCAGCTGAATCATGAATTTCGTAGTCGTTGTCAAAACTGATAAATGCCATCGGACGTGTCAGTTGACTTTTGTTTATAACAACGGGGTCGCCGTAACCATACCGACCACGCAGGGTTGCTGGGCCGTCTTTCTCCAAGATGTCCTTGATTTGCTTGAGTATTGGATCGACATACTTTGCCATGGTTTCCTCCTATTACATTATGTGGCGCTGGAATATGCGCGTTATTTCTCTTGCTTGCTGTTCCTCAATCGCCATCATTACGCGGCGTGGCAGATATTTGCGTGGCCGGCGTGATTGGTGATACTTGAAATACGGTTGTAAGTTAGATATTTCTGCTTTTTTCGTGTATATCCTGCTGCGAAAACCACGCCGCATCGCGCCAGTCTTCTCGAGCATCCGCCACGGATAAGCTTTTTTGCGTCGCTTCCACTTACCCCACACACCACCGTGCGAACCAAAGTTTTGGTCGATGACTTTCATCATGTAGTCTGCCGAATCTTTGAGCGGCGCTTGCAGGTTTTTAGCTTTACGCCCACGCGTATCTAAATCCCGCAAAACTTCTTTACGTCCCTCGACAGAGAATACTAGCTGCAAGCCCATCGCTTAATCCTCGCGCTCGTAGCAGTCGTCGTTACGCGGATGCCGCCTGTCTGGGAAATCGCCGAACAAATCACCATCACACCGCGCACCAACAGCGCCAAGGCCAGCGCTCAAGTCATCACTGCCAGCGCCGCAAACACCACCAGATTTCACAAACTCTTGCATGTCCTGCTTGACAATCTCTAGCCGCTTATAGCCATCCTTGCTTGTGCCCTCAATGTCTTGATTAAAGCCATACTCACGGATCAACAATCGAGCGGCCGCATAGTTGGTGCACAGCTCCACTACCCTGCCTGGGATTTCGCGACCATATTTACCATACGGCGCGCAGGGATCAACTCCTTCCATACTCTTATCAATCCACGCCATCGCTGCCTTGCGCGCCAACTCAACCACGCGCAGCGGCACAGATGCATATGAATAATCAATCGTTACCACCGAATCGTCAAAGGGTGCTTCTTTTAACTCAATCACGCCAAACGCCTCATTTACGCTAACAGCCTTAACTGGCACACCATCGACGAACACCACGAAATCATCAACCGTGACTGTATCGTCGAAATTACGATCGGTGATAGGCTTGCGGTCGGTCGTAAATGTTGTATTTATTCCATCAACGACACCGTTCAAAGCTACACCATTCTCAACATGATGCAATCCCGCCTCTTCAAGTATGTCTTGTAGTGTCGTGTAAAATGTTGTCATTTGCAATTTATACCTTTCTCATTCTGGCGGCGGAAACGCTCCTATCCGCCGCCGTGTCAGAAAGCTATTCGCTTTGCTCAGAAAGAATGTTTTTAACTTTCTTCTCAGCTGCCTCTTGCGATTTAGCCATTGTTACGCCAAATCCGTCAACCCAGAAGGCTTTTTCAGCTTTCTTGTTTTCAGGTTTTGGCTGACTGGTCTGCTCTGGAGCTTTCTTGTTTTCAGGTTTTGGCTGATCTTCCATGACATCCTCCTAAGAACCCACCGAACCGGCAATTAATCGATAATTTGCGTACGCAGCGTCAAAGCGACCGTCAGTACCCCAAGTGTAGACGTCCTGGTCTTCCTGGCGATCTTTCAGTATCTGGCGCAGCGGACCAGCTTTGCGGCGCTCAAACACTTCAACTGGCTTAACCTTTCGACCCAAGCAGGCAACATACCAGCTGTTGTCTGTAATCTGCGGAACAACCAAAATCTTTGCGGTGTGATAATTGGTGTTGCTCTCTCCCCCGGCGAGATTCTCTTTCTCAACAACAGCGCGCGCCTTGCTCTGCATGTTTGGTCCGACGATTAACGTGTCGACGAGATAGCCAAATGATTTGCCGTTTTCAGCTTTCTGGGTCTGAACTTTCAGGCAAGCGGCTTCGTAATTAGCAGCTGTCAGGTCGCCAGTTTGCAGATTGCCGTGCTCAGTAGAGAAGAAATTGTGCCCATCGCCAGACTTCGTAACAAAGCCTTTATTGATAGCCTCAACAGCCAGGGCTGAGTACACTAATTTATTCTCAAGAGCCATCTCTTCAATGGCAGACTTGTAGATACCCAAATCGTCGTCCTCGACGTCCGCGCCATCAATAGCAACAGACTGTTCCCATTTACCGATTTTCTGCATCTCCACACCGAACGAGAACGTGCCTGGTCGGCGCTCGCTTTCCCATCGTCTCATTCCTGGAACGGCGGTTAGGTTTAAGATCCGTGCAAAACCAGATTTGTTTGGAGTGATAGCATACAAATCTTTAGCTATGTCATTCGACTCTTCGCTCATTGCTTTGCGGAAAATTGTCTTGACATACAGGTCCGCGCGACCGAGCTGTGTAGAATTCAAACTCATTTTCTATTCCTTTCTATCGTAGTTTAACTCGAACCGATGTAGTCGATTCAATTTTAGTAATAATCCCGATGACTACAGCGTCATTGCCTGTTGCCAAACCGACAGTATTGTCGTCAACGAGCGCAACATTCTTGCCAACGTTCGCTTGAACGCCGACAGCAGAAGCACAGTTAAAGCTCACCACGCCCTCAGTGTATACGCGCACTAGTCCACCGGTTACAGATTCCTGAGCGACGCCTACAAAAGGCTCTTTAGGAGCGCCAGCATGTGCATAGCCGTTGCTTGCGATTGTCACGGCAGCGCCGTGAAAAATCTTATTTGTTCCCGCATCAACTTCAACCAAATCACCGGTTTGTCGGCTGTCGTCTCGCGGAGCTGTTAGATTAGCCATTTGCTATTCTCCCTTTTCCTGACGTTTAGTTTCCTTCAAATCTTCTTCGCTCAAGCCGAGGTCCGTCAGGCTCTGTTCATCCTCGCTTAGCTGAACTTCATCGCCGCCACCGTTGCCTTCGCCTTCAGTTCCTTTCTCGTCGGTCAAGTTCAGCTTTGGACTTGCCTCGATAAACTCACTTAATAACGTATCAACGGTCTTGGTTTCATCATCAGATAGGTGGATTTCAGTGCTTGATGCCTCGGATAGCGCCATAAATGCATCTTTTTGAGCAGGCACCACCTTGCCGTCGCTCAACAACTTATTGAACTTCGCCTCAGCGTCACGCTTTGCTGCTTCAGCTTCCTTTTCTGCTAGCGCCGCCTCGCGATCAGCCAATGCTTTCTCGCGCTCAGACAACTCGTTTTCTTTGTCATTATCTTTTGGCGCCTCAGCGTCGGCGATTTGCTGCTTCACAGCTTCTGCTTGGTCTTCTGGCACTTCAATCTCAGCACCAGCAGCGACCGTTTCGGTTTTGTTTTCGCCGTCAACCGCGTAGGTTACTTCAACGTCAAACTCGCGGTCATTCTTAACTTTTACTGTCATAGTCTTGTCCTCCTTTTCATAATCTTGACTATCACTAAATAATACTGCTGGTACTTCATCAGCAAGCGGCACAAATCGCCGCATACCTTTAATGTACGGGTCAACAACCAGCCCAACATGCTTCAATAGCGGCCCGACAAACTTGCCAGTCTTTTTGTCGAGATAGTTGTCTTCAAAGCCCATTGATACATCAGGAATATTGCGATTCTCAATACTCTTTGCGGTCTCGTCGTCTCGTATCTCGATGACAGCGTTTATTCCATCGTCGGTCAACTCCATATTGACCATTTCGCCTCTATTCCAAGCCGCTAGCTCTGATGAATTTCTAGGGTGACCTAGCGGCACCGCCACAACGCCGTATTTACCATTGTCGAAGTTCTCTTTCAGCCGCTTGCCGAATAGCCTATCAAGCACCATCCTTTTTGAGGTGTTTTTTGGATCGACATACTCACCGAACTGACAAATCTGCTTCTTGAAACGCTTATATTTACCGCCCTCATTGTCGGCTAGCTCTACCTTTGTATCTCGATTGATGAAAACATGCATACTCATATGATTTCTCCTGGCTGAACCGCGACCGCACGCAGGCGAGAAAGTGGAGTTTTACAATATCAACTGTAAAATGTTTGTGTTGCAATTATTCAAGAGTAATTCACAGAGGGTGGCTTCCGATGTCAAAAAGAAAAATTGCGACCTGCATGCGATCGCAATTCATTACGGCTATTATACCACAAAGGTTATGTTAGCAACAACTATTCATTGCTATCTTTGGATTTAATAGCTTCAGGGTGCTCATTAAAGTAGTCAGAGTCCATTTGCCAGATGTGGTGTAGGCGCCTGGTTGTTTGGCTTGGCTTGTAGTTTGGATCGGCAAGGCGCTTCTTAGAGCGCTCGTATGATTCGTCAATCTCCCGCAGCAAATCCTCAGTAAGGATACTGTCGCTGTTGTCATCCAAATATTTTGTATCGTCTGTCATCTCCACCTCCGCTACTATAACCCCATTATCCCTCTTTGAGAGATTTTTTACAACAAACTTCTTGCCTCGCGACAGCAGATATTCTCGTTCATTAATTGTTGAATTGACATTATTATCTGCCAATGTTTTCTCAATGTCCAAATATGGCATATTCTTGGGTGCACGAAATACCAGAATGTATTTTTGCCAATCAGCTTTCTCGGCAAATTCCATTGATATGTCGCGGCTTGTCGATGTTGATAGGAAATTAGGGTTGCTTATTTCTTCGCCGGCTTTCAGAGGCTTCTTAAATCCTACGCCGCGGTACAACAATACGTCATTTTCCAGAGTTGTCCTCTTAATCGCTTTGTCTAACTGTTTTATGTCATTTTCAGCATAAGGATTCATAGGATGATTGCCTAATAGTGCTTGGTTGACGTTGATATACCCATTTCCTTTGTACGCTTCAATGCTCGACAGCTCCGCCTTTGTGTATTTTGATGCTCCAGGTATCGTATTTGCCAGATCAGCTTTGGTTGTTCTCTGGATATATTCCAGCCGCTCAATGAGCTTATTATCAATCCCCGTTATTGCTGGCAGCTTATAGTCCTTGTTTAACGCCGATATTCTCGTCCAGATACATTTACAGTTGATGTGCTTTGGTGGCCGCTGGAACGTAGTTTTACGTTCGTTAGCAGATATTACCTTGCCGTCTAGCTCGGCGCAGATCGGACAAGTATTCGCCTCCATCCGAGCCGACCACTGATAAACTGAAGTGTCATCGTCTTCATCAAAGAATGAAAAACTATCATCACGCCCATCATTCATACCCTGCGTAACGATCGTGCCTTTTGTACCGAGCGCCGCTTGCGTTATCCAGGCGCTAGTCAATAAACCAATTGATTCCAACATCGCATTGCGGGCAGCTTCGTCCTGTCCGCCACTAGTATTAGATATTCCAGCTTCTTCATCAATGTCCTCGTCGTCACCGTCAGCCAAGTTAATAGGCTGCTTCAACTTCTCGCCAGCAATAATATTACGCACGTCTTCAGTCTGCATATTGATAATGAAATCCACATACTGCTTCTCGCGTACCTTCAGTTCCTTTTTCAAAGCTGGTGCTGGCAGCTTCTGCTCATCTGCCGCGGATAGCTTGCCGTAGTTGTAAGCTGTGCGATATTGTTTTGCCAGCAGCGCAGAATAGCTAGCTGGCAGCGTGAACTCCTCATCAAGCGAGATATCAGCCACCGCTTTACGCAATTCCTCGGTCGCTGCGGTTTCAAAACTCGCCTCTTGCTCAGCCATCCACTTTTCGATTACCTCGAACTTAACGCGTTTTTCGGCGTCGGTCAAATCTCGGTCGATTGCAACATGCTTGTGCGGCTCAGGCGGAGCAGCTTCACCAAGCTTGTCATCTTCGCCTAGAAATTTGCCGGCGTCGCCGCCAGAACCTCCATCTTTGTCATCTCCCGCGTTTTCGTTCTCTTTACCAGCGGACTTGTCGTCTTCCGCATCTTCCTGCCGCCGCTTTTTAATCGCTTCTAAATCAATACCAAGGCGTGTCGCTGTTGATTCCTCGATTCCAGCAGCAATATCATCTGACACCTTGTCCTTTTGCACGAGCAGTTTGAACGCCTCAAACACCGCCGAAATAATCGATTCGTCTGGCGTATCGAAACGAAACTCTGGATAGTGCCGTTCGGCAAAATTCAAGTCAATGAGGTCGGCGATGAGATATTGATTGATGTGTGCTTCCAGCAGCCGCATAACACCAGTAATTGCTGTTTGTAATAAGTCCTTTTGGTTAGTGCTCAGGCTGTACGAGCCAACATTACTCGCCGAGCCCTGTGTTGCAGTAAGAATAACGCTCGCATGGAACGCACGCGCCATCTCCGAGTTTTGCCGCTCAATCGATTGATGCGGATCACGGCCCTCAGTGTTCAGAACGTCGAGCTCGTACCCATATGGCAGTGATGCTACTGAGTTGCGTTTGCCTAACCTGCCTAACACATCCAACGCCTTATTTCGTGCTTTCTTTAGCTGATCAGAGACAACACCGTCAGCGGTACGCCGCAAAACTTTCGGTTTGATAGCATCAGCTTGCAAAGCAATGCTATCCAGGTATTCTAGTCGACGCTTCTTGTCGTATCGTGGATACAGCGGCTTGAATGCACTACGGCCGTAAAGATAACTGCGGCTCTTGCCATACGTAAACAGGAAGCACTTGTGTGCTGGAATAATCACCTCATGATAAACACCATCAGAATCAGCAGCGCATTGCTTTGTGCCACCAAAACCGCCATCATCATCACGGATGAGTGTAAGCGTAGTACTGTCACGATGCGCCAATCTCTTGAGTAGCAGTTTACCGTCTCGCACTTCATAGACTTTCTCAAACAGTGCGAAGCCCTCATAAATCGCCGCTAGAGATTGATCAATAAACAGATTCATCGGCGTTTGCATACCGCCCTTATGCGGTGGCTCTAGGAGATTGCGCCGCACTAGCTCAGCTTGCACTTCCTCCTCATCGTTACTGTCGGCGTCAATATGATACGTTGCCGCCAGAATACTCATGGTAAAAATGTTGTACAGCGCCTCGACTGTCGTGTCGTTATCAAGCATTTTGCGGTAGTCTTTAATGCTAATCTCGTCAACACGCGATTCTTCGCGTTCGAATCCCTCAAATACAATGTCGCCGGCAAAGCCGATTTCGCTTGTCAGATTTTTTGGTGTCGGTTCTGGGTTATTCTTACTAAAAAATGCCACTACTTTGCTCCTCGCAATAAGGCGGCTACCCTAGACCAAAAGAAAAATGCGGCTATGATAACCGCAATTTCTAGCTTGATTATACCACATAATCATCATCCGACCAATCTCCTTCATCCTCGTCGTCTGTGCTTCTTTTTTCATGATATGCCCCGCTCTCATCAAACCCGTCAGAGTCTTGATCTGCTCCCCTTACCAACAGTAGCCGTATCGCATAAGCCACTGCGTCAACCATATCATCGTGCGTCCCCTTCGGAAATTCAATCAGCTGTTCACGAAACGCCTGACCGTTCTGAATGTTTTTCACAGTGTATACCCTGCCCGCCTCAAAGAATCGGCTCACCGCCAGCAGTCGCCGCACCTTGTCTTTATCGGGCTTCAAGCCCGTGACGGGCAGTCCTTCCAGCAAATCCCGAAATACCAGCCCCAGCGCACCTTCCTCGATACCAATCACCTGAGGTTTATATATTTCATCAAGGTCTCTAATCGTATTAGCGGTAACACTCGGCGAGGTTCGTTGGTTGCGTATTGCACGTATATAAACATTGCCATCAGTATATAGATCAACAACAACCATAGCGGTAAAATCGGCTGTTTGGCGCTCACTGGCGGCGGGGTCAATTGTCAGCACTCGTGCTATCCTCGAGTATTTATCTGGTACCTGGCTCGGCTCACACTCTTTAATCCAATCAGGCTGGATGATGGCATCTTCTTCGCTAAATGGCTTGTGTTGGTACTCCTGCGCAAAAGTAATGCTTCCAATGAAGTCCTGATCGCTTGGGTCATCTCGCATAGCCCTCAGCTTCTCTAGACTGCGGTGTTCCGGCCATAAAGCTTGCTCTGTGCCGTCCTCCTCTGTAGTGATTGCGTAAAACACCTGCGTTTGCCAGCTCTTAAAAACGTCTTGCTGCTTCATCACCTTATTTACGAGGCTGTCAAAGTGAAGAATCGTGCCAATAATGACAGCTCGCCCACCTCTAGCCAGTGCTGGTATCGCGGCCTTGGTGAACCAATGATACAACTTCTGGCGCTGCTCAGCACTCTTGATGTTTTCGTCGTTCTCAATGTCGTCAAATATCATCAGCGTCGGTCGTGTATGTCGATGGCGAATACCGCGGATTTTCATACCAGAACCTTTAGCGGCGTATTTAATGCCGTTGCTCAATACAAACTCGCCATCCTGCCAATCATCGCCTTTCATATCTCCGAATAGCCACTTGATTTTTGGATTATGCTCAAACTCATCTTTCAGCGCATTGATGAACTCCGCCGCTTGTGTGTACGTGTCGCTGATTATCACCACGAATTCTTCCTGCTCAAAGCAGCCAGCCCACAGCGGATACGTCATATCCACCGTTGTCGATTTAGCGTGACCGCGTGGCGCAATAACACCTATTCGTCGATTATTCTTATCGCTAATCAAGTCTAATATTTCTTTATGAAATGGCGGCGTTTCTAAAGGAAAATATGGTCGGGCGATAAACCAACCGAACAGATGAATATTCTCTCGCCGCTTGAATATCGCCAGCAGATAACGGCGCAGTTTGTCGCGGTCAGTGTTCCAGTATTTGTCGCAAAGCCGCAGAATATCCGCTCTGGTGAGATTATTCAAAGATGGCTGCCTTGAGCTCGTCGTCATCAATGTCACCTTCCTCTTTCGCTCCTCTCAGCTTCAGGTCTCGCTCGTCCCGCCAGCCGCAGACATTTTTCATAGTAAAGATAGCAAAGCTTGGCGGCGCAGCACCGCTCAAAGCCACGTCGACGATGAACTCGCGTTGCAAATCCTTGGCGGTATCGTAGGCTTCGGCAAATTCTGGATGTTCAGCACACCAGTTTTTCAGTGTATTGCGGTGAACGCCAATTTTTCTGGCAAAGCCTTCAAACCACGGGAAACGTTGTGGCAGGCGGCGCGAGACGTATTTGCCGCCCTCGGTGCCAATTATTTTCTGCTCTGCGACAATCTTAAGCGGTTCAATCGAGAAATAGTCAATGAGTTGCTGGCAATACTCTGGCTTGTATTTCGTCGGCTGTCCTGGCTCTGGCTGTTCAGGCTGTTTTGATGGCTTGACAGGCGGCTTTTTTGGTTTGTCTTTAACAATCCCTCGCAGCTGCTGCTTTGGGGATTTGCGGCTAGACTGCTTGCTGCTTCGCCTGTTCCTGCGCATCATTTTTCTGGTTGCCATGATAATTTCTCCAAATAAAAAAGCGGCTCTTTCGATCCGCAATTCTATGACTATTATAACATAAAAGAGGCGGCACATAATTCGCCGCCGCCTCAGTCAACCTTTTAGGCGCACACATATTATTGACGTTTACGCCCATTATGTTTTAGCTAGCTTGATTTATCCACGTCATGAACTAAAATCAGCTCGTAAGATTTTTTAGTAAAATACTGAATAGTATTGCCGACGATGAGCTGCGGGTCATATTTAACCACGAACACACCATTTTTATATCCAACAACTACGCCCACTACTACTCTGCCGTCTTTATCAATATCTCGAGCGAACGCCACTCTGTCGCCGATTTTTATTGTACATTTTGATGCCAGTATATCTCGCTCTCGCTTACGCACATCAGCCATCGCCTTAATATTTCTAATCAGCCCCATTTTAATCCTCCTTATTGCCTTTACTCAAATTACAATTTCTATGTGCCAGCTGGCAATTCTCGATTGTTGTCAAGCCACCTTTACTAATTGGGACGATATGATCAATCGTACAATCTTTCATCGTCTCGATCGGCTTGTCGCAGAGTGAACATATTGCTCCATTCTTATTTATTAGCTGTTTGCGGATAAATTGCGTAGTGCGAGTTTCTTTCAACCTGTAAACTCTAGGTGTTGGCGCTTTGTAGTTGCGCCCTTTGATCTTACGCTTCATTAGGCACACTCCTCGATAAATGCGATCCCCTCCTTATTTCAACCGACGGCTCGGGCTCGTCAAGTTCGCCTTCTGACGTTTCGATAACTTTTTTCATTGTGATCGTCTCTTCTTGCGCCTTGCGTTTGCCGACTTTAATTCCTAGCTTAAATTTATCGTTTAACATTTTCTCAATTTGTTTCTTAGCCTCAGAAATCTCACCACCGACCTCGCGCTGCTCGCCACGCCAAGACATAGATTCATGATCTCTGCCAAGCAAGTATTGCTGAAACAGTATTTCTTCAAGCGCCATCTTTAACTCCCTTCACAAAAAACAGCCACCGTGTCATTCCAGATTTATCACCGAAAGCTGGTTTTTGAGGTAATATTTTTAGT